TGAAGGAAAAGTCGATGGTCGGAAATTTCCGACACTCGCCATCGAGATCAAAAAAATTCAGTTTATGAACCGAGTTGGTCAACTAGGTACCCCAATACCTTGTGTTAGGTTTAAGGACCTTATTCGCATTTTTTCTAAGCTTCCTGGAACCCAAGCCGCGACCTTGCGTCAAGAACAAGCCGAGATCACCGCTCGTGCCTCAGCTGGCGATCTTGACTTGAAACATGCTATTGGTCAGCGCCACATTGACCTCCAGGACGATCCGGAAACTCAGGATCTTTTACAGTCCGGAATGGAGTCTGTGGTGCCAGATCCAGTCACTCCTAGAGTCAGACACGAACAACCGCCCCCGCGACGCATCAACGTTACCGAAGCCAGCCCCACTGACCTGATGACGATGATGCTTGAAAACAAGCTTGATCCGGCGACAGTTAAGATGTTTATGGACCACCAACTGGCACTGGGGGACCAACGACTGAAAGAAGGCGACCAACGACTGAAAGAAAAAGCCTTGGATTATGAGCATGAACGTGCATCTTGGGTGCATGGCGGATCTGATGATGAACCTAGGACCCGGCGGACCCAGACTCGCTTTACCCCGGCAATGATGGGTAAACTGTGGAAACATCAATTTGGGCGAGATGCCAAGTTCTTCCAGCTGTGTCCACGCTGTCCTGAGAAGAAGAAGCATATGATCAACATTATCGGCGCCAAAGTGAATGCTCATGAAAGTAAAACAACCAATGCGGCGTTTTACAGCATGGATAATCTTCAAATCATGTGCAAGACTTGTTCTTCACGTCGCCATCATGGCCCTGTTGTACCCTTCCGGTGGAACAAGGATCGCGTGCAAACTTGGTTGAGCTACATGGGCACTACCCTGACAGGTACTTGCTATGTTTGTCCGCGCCCTATTACTATGTGTGATAATGATTGGGAGCGCGGGCATGTAATTGCTGCGTGTGATGATGGTTCGGATGAACAGACCAATCTTCGACCTGTATGTGCGCATTGTAACACTGCTATGGGTGATCAGAACCTGGAAGCTTACGCTCGAGCTCATGGCTATACTCTGCGAGACGCCAATGCTGTCCCATCACGCAAGCTGGACACCGCTTACAACAACCTGAAAGATCTGAGGTCACCCAGGAAGATTCAACGAGCGTTGACTCAATAAATGTTTTACTTTTTTCGACATCGTCTATTCATTTTTAAAGGACCCAACATATATATTAATTTTAATAAGCTAATATTAGTTCGAGCCACCAATAAATGTTCTAAATTCGGGTTAGCGAAAAAATAATGTATACATATAATATAAAATGACCTCTGCCACTCATTACATAGGAGATTTGTGTAAAACCATTATATCTGGAAAGGAGATCCGAGCCAAGCGAATTAGAACTTGTATACTAGAAGCAGAACAATGTGTCTGCGATCAGCCGGTTGTCACGTTGAATGATACACCTCCTGGAATTAATGGATCAACTTGGATCACGGATGGAGTTGGTCCTGATTTATTCATCCGTCGTGCTGAGGGTTCTACAAATTTGGTAATTGAGGAAAATCCCGACACTTTGCAATTTATAGTAAAACCAATGTGTTTTGATGCTATTGTTGATGGAGTTGCAGCAGAATGCCAACGCTATTTAACTATTTTTGATGCTGTAAACGACGGACGGAGAAATATTTGCGTATGTGCAAACACATTAGAGGCACAACAGATCACGCTACAGGGTGATACAAGATTATTTTATTATCCTGGTATTGTTACAACAGTGGGGACTCCTGCTGGGGTTTCGTTGTTTGCTGGACAAAATCGATGGTTGGGAGTGTATGGAACCCGAATGACTTTTGAATTTACACTTAATGGACAGATATTGATTGGAGACAGTGGGATGGTTGGAGCCTATATGGAAAACGCTATTTTCTTCTCTGCTAATATTGGTGAAATTTATGACCTAAATCAACTGAACGTAGTAATCAAATTACACCATCCAACGTTTAATTCCCCGAGAAATACAGTGCAAATTTTCGGTACTACGGATTCCCTGCAAAATAATAGTCCCGATTTGTCTTTGCAAACCCCCCAAACAATTGTGTTCAGCGGATCATCAACCGATAACACTACATTACAAATTCTACGATCTTGTGTTACAGTTACTGCCGGACGCTTTAAAGGTTCGGTACGGGGGACAGTTGGAGTCACAAATCCTGCCTACCACCAAATCTATCAAGACTGTACATTTGAACGTGGGTTGTCTATTTTAAGAACGGGGGGAGACCCGGAATTTTTACAGTTAATTATTTCCAACTGTTGGATAAGTCGATTAAGAATCGTTGAGGTAAATATTTCAAACTCTTCTATTAGAGGTAATGTTATTACTCAATCGTTTAGTTATACTGATACAGCTTCAACAGGTACAGTTTTCAATGTAGTAATATCTGATAATCCTGACATTCGCAATTGTTCTATTACAATTGATCCCACTATCTCGAATAATGCTATTGATTCGTGGGTTGTTGAACATAACAATTTTCTCCGGGCCACCGAAGGATCGCCTGCTTTCCAGATTAATCAAACGAACAACACGGGCACAAAAAGGATATCGCGATTGCGTATGTCAGGCAATCGTGTAGATCAATTCCGAACTAACTTACTTTTTGAAGATTCCACCATTTGCCATAATGTTTTCAGCTTGAATGTGCTATTTCAAAATATATCACCAGGCCAAACCCACAATTGTTTGAATTTTCTAAATAATGAGATTGTGGACGGAACTTCTTACATTTTAGATGGCTCGTTTGCTAATTCTCGAATTGATGGAAACATTACGCAAGGCAGCATTCAAATTGCTCCAGGTGGGCCTGCGCAGAACGTAGCAACTCCGGCTCTTTTGACTGATTGTAGCATCTCTGATAATATCTTAAAAGGTACTCAGAGTGATTTAATTATTAGGGGCGAAGGCGATGTATCGTCACAATCATATTCCGTTACTGGTTGCATTTTTTCAAACAACCGTGTTAATCGTAATATTCTCATAAGCACAAGCCAACCTCTAGTTTTCTCTCATACGCTTGCAATCGAAGGATGTACCTTCGACCACAATGTTGTAACCGGTGGATTGTTGTTTGGCCCGCAATTTCCAACTGCTTATGCGGCCCCTATTTTGTTCAGTGAATCCACCGTCACAGGCAATGTATCTTCCGGCATTGGGATGGAAATTCGTAATGCAAGTGTTCGTGTTATAAATTTTTCAAACAATATGTTCCCAAATGGTGGAATTTTAGCAAGAGATGACCCAGCTGGGACATTTAATCGTTGCACGTTTTGTAATAATAATGTAGATCGGACTGGTATTGTTGCCGAAAGTACGGTGACGAATAACAACAATAATACGTTTACTGGAAACATTTCAACGAATGTGGGATTTGTTGAAAACAATGGTGGGAGCATACCAGCGAATAATGTGACGGTAGGAAATCAATTAAATACACCACCAAATTTTTTTGCTGGCAATACGGGCTTTCCTACTCCACTCAACAATCCAGGACCTTAATCTTGTTTTTTAGTGGTCGCCGTTTATGGTCAGGTGAAAGTGTCCTCCTAGTGCATAGATTAGACACTTAATTTAATTATTACGATTAAAATGGTCCCGGAATTTTCCGCGGCCAAAATTTTGATGATCGACCTTTCGACCAAAGTATGGCCTTGACGGGTTAAATGATAATGTTGTATTTTAAGGGTACTAACACGCGGCTTTTATGAAGGGTGTTGGTGACTTTTGGGTCAAAATGTTCATTTGGTAATTATTAGTCGCTTACCTCAGGAGTTATGACTATGCTCATGACATGTGCAGATGGCGGGAAAGTGTTTCGGTCCTGGAAAAATCCCGGAATTTTCCGCGCCCAAAATTTCGATGGTCGACCTTCCGAGCAAAGTGACTGGGTCAACCTATGGCCTTGGTGGGGTAAATGATAATATCGCTCCAACTAAAACATCGATGTTATAATGGGCACTTACCTTAGGAGTTATGACTATGCTCGTGACAGATGGCGAAAAATCCCGGAATTTTCCGCGCCCAAAATTTCGATGGTCGACCTTCCGACCAAAGTGACTAGGTCAACCTATGGCCTTGACGGGTTAAATGATAATATCGCCGCAACTAAAAAACACCGTGTTGTCATAAATAAATTTATTTATGACAACCCCTCCTTAATTTTCTCGCTCTTTTTGTACACATCTGCCTTCATATTCCCTTCACTACCAAACAGTTGTGTTGCAAATGATTTTTTCTTAAAGCAACCTGAGACAATTAATAATCTCATTCACTTTATCCCTAAATGATCTGAACTCGTAAAGTGTTCGAATTTATACACATCACTAAATGTGCAAATTATCACCTTTAAGATAGGCATTTGAGTGTTTTAGGGTCCAAAAAGCGCGGGCCTGCATTGCCCGAGAAATTGATTAATATATATATAAAACAATGGGTCAATCAACATCCGCTCAGATCGAAACCAGGTTAATTTCAGGCTATCAACGATCACCTGAACAAATAAAAGATTATCTGGGACAGCTAACGTTTATAGACTGGGTATCTGGTGGATATTCCGGCGATAAAGTTGCTCTGGTTAACACAGACGCTGGTTACCGTATTTTAAAATTGTTCCACCGGGCTAAAGATATGTATCGAGAATGCAAAATTCAAAGTCAGTTTAAACATGCACCAACTGTTTATAATTGCTTTCCCACGGCGAATATCCAATATAAAAATATAAAAAATATTAACGGAATACTCGAGATGGAATATTTAGACGGGTGGGAAACATTAAATGAGGTTGATCTTACACCCGAATTAAAACATCAGGTTTGTAGGGTCGTTAATGAATTACATAACATCGGCGTGATACACTCTGACCTTCATAAAGGCAATATAATGGTCAAGAATGGCGACGTGAAAATAATTGATTTTGGCAATGCTTCAATAATAGGTAGCACACATCCTCGGTGGCGACTAAATCTTACAGACATTGAAACTATGTGCCTACATCGTAATATCTTTACTTCTAAAGGTATCGTGTATTCTCAGATAGATTATACCAAGGAATCGGTTTTAATTTTGGATATAGGAACGTTTTGTGACTTTGCATTAATGGATACGGTGTCTAAAGAACTCCAACAAAGTTTTAATATTATTAACATATCCCCACAACCCAATGCAAAGTTCTGCAATGTCCACTATCCAATGACCGTACCTTTACTTACAGAGATAACCAAACATATCGCAAAACATGTTGATGTGACACGTGGTATTAAACATATTATTCAAAACCTCGACTTTACTACCCTTAGCTATGTTTATGCATATTATGGAGCCATGAGAAACGTATCACGACAAATTGAAAACATTGCTAAAATATATAATGTATCGCACATTGTTGCACATCCAGGTCAGACTTTAGCAATATATTTAGGTTATACCCTAAAGTCCATTGCTGTGTCGGTTGTTTACTATGCGCCCGGTTACTTACCCAACCAGACATATAATAATCCTTTTGGAGATCAAATGTCAGAATTGTCACCTCAGATGATCAGGGAACAGACTAGAAACTATGAAAAAGCGTTTACATATATTGCTAAATTTCAAAATCCGTTTGCTAAAGTTCAACATATTTTATGTTATGATCAGCCATTGATTAAGTGTGAAGAGTTCACAACATCCTTACAAACTGTATATCTTGGCAGTTTATATCCATCGCTACGCCAACAAGATGAATTACCATCCTCCATCAAGCAACTATTGGACCGGTCAAATAACAAAACCAAAGTTCTTGTCACTTTTGGTAGTTTTTTAAAACCCTATGAAGCTGGTAACTTTTTATCAACATTAATTCGTAAAATAACCGCCCAGGATTGTGCTATAATATTTATTGGGCAGTCAAACCAGGTTCAAAACTCTGAGTTTGTCGTTGCATATGATCAATTCTTATCATATGATTTAATTGTTCCCCAATGTGATGTAATTCTGTTTACAGGTTCCGTATGTCTCCAAAACGTATCATGGAAACATCGTAAACGTATGGGTTTTATTCCCTATTTATCTGAACAATTTTTATGGGCCAAAGAATATCAAAGATTAACAAACATTCCATTTATTAACACTTACAGCCCAGCATCCCTTGATGAAAACTTGACTTTAATATTAACCCAACCCCAACCTGATGTAAAAGTTACATTTTATGATCCCTTAACAAAATACTTAAGTACTGTAATCAAATCATGGAAACTTCAGCACGCCAAACTACAATTTAAAGAAAAAAAATTAATTACACCAAAATTAGTTGTCGCTTTATCAGTACTAGCCACTATAATGGCAGGTGGTCTCTACGGACGAAGTCGAGTGGGGTTTAGAGTCTAAACTTGATTACAAAGAGAGAGAGAGAGAGAGAATTGATCACCGCGATAGCTTGCCTTATTAATATTACATTCCGCTTTCATCTCAAGTGCCCGTGTGTCAATTTTTTGAAAACAACCTTGATGTGATGTCTCCATGGTCAAACCAGAATAAAGAAAAAGTTGAAGTACATTCAGACACTACATTCAGAAACATGATGTTATTGTCGCGAGTTATGTGTAAAACTAATAAAGTTCTTTTGCTAAAGTACATAAAGAGAGAGAAAAGAATTTATTAAAGTTAGTCAGAACAGGATCGCAACTTGTTAATGCAGTTTCCGTGGCTTTTCTTGCATCCAAGACAGTAGTCGTCAGGGCTGCAACTGCGACAAAACGCCACACACGGGCTGGCATATTGTCGAACAATGGCATACCATGAAGTGAAATTGGGATGTGGAGTAATCTCCATGTAATCTACTGCCAATCGCGCCAAGGACTTCACATTAACAAAGTTCAGAACCATGTTGATGAACGGTGCGGTGGATAATCCCGTAAAGGTGTCAACCATCTCATCATTCAATAGCAAGCAAGCATTTGGATCACTTGAGCCACATAAAACGGTGTGAGAACATTTTTCACAGACGTGGCGAGTGCGTCGACGTGCACATCGCGGAGCGGCAGTATTGAACCTTTGCTTGATGCGCCGAGCCTCAGGAGTTGAATAATTGCTCAAGGTGCGTTGGAGGGTAGGTGTTGCTGGAGCAGTTCTTCTGACCCTTTTCCGGCAAGCAAAGTGCCAAGAGAGACTAAAGTCCTCTTCATTGCACTCCACAAGAAGGTGATCATTCTTGACTTGCACTTGAAACGACTTACCCATAGGATCCACACGACCCCTGGCCACCAAACGATCTTTGGATTCAATTAATTCCCAGGATCCATTGCATGCCTTAAGCGGAAGATTGATATTGAGCCAGAAAGGTAGATTTTCACCACTGTCAAAGCGTACACCTGATGCAGGTGTAACAGAGCCCGTTACAGAAAAGGGACTTGAGTCAATAAACGACGTGATGGGAAAGGACATGCTCGCAAAAGTGTAACGGTTAACCGAATTGCACAGTGTCCCTAATGTACCAGCTATTTAATTTTATTGGATATAAATTGATATATCCGGTTAAAGCTGATATATAGTTTTATATATAATATATGTTAGTAATGCCAGAGTACACACTAAAGGCTACGCGTTTGCGGATAATTTGAGAAATGTTCACGGATCAGGCTACCCTCGCGGCTCAAGTTCAGGCCTTTGCTGACCAGAGCCAGTCTTGTGCTCCGGCTAAGAAGAAACTAAAGCTTACAACTGACGCCGAAACCACGAGTAGAATGTACCAGCTACCTGACTTTGTACACCAAGAGTTTGGGTTTAAGGACAACACGGTTACTGTATATCACGGACCACTCACTAATGACTATTGGCATCGTGACAAGCACTATCGGGCTTCCTTTAAAAAAGCGCGCGTCAGGTTTTCAACGAACTATGAACCTCCACTGGCCGTGA